CGCTTGTTGTCCTCAATGACGGCGTGGGCCCGTTGCCACAGGTCTTTGGTGACAATAGCCTCGTGCTCCCCGGGGTAGGTCTTGTCCTTATGTGTCACCTCGCCTAGATACGTCCGGTTGTAGAGCACACGGTAGATGTGCATCTTGTGCCAGGGCTTGCCCTCGCGGAATACCCCGTTCTTGGTCATCCAGGCTTTGGTAGTGATGCCCTTCTTGTTGAGTTCGTCCGCGATGGTCAGAGGCGACCCTATCTCCGCGAAGCGTTTGAAAATGTGGCGCACCAACTTCGCCTCTTCGGGGTTCACGACCAGGCGCGTCTTTTCGGGGTCCACATCGTAGCCGAGCGGTGGTGTGCCGCCAGTGAACTTGCCCTTGCGTTTCGCCGCCGCGACCTTATCGCGGATACGTTCCCCGATGATCTCGCGCTCGAACTGAGCGAAACTCAGCAATATATTGAGCGTGAGCCTGCCCATGGATGTCGTCGTGGAAAACTGCTGCGTTACGCTAACAAACGACACGCCGTTCCGGTCGAACGCCTCGATGATCTTGGCGAAGTCCAAGAGCGACCGGGAGAGTCGGTCCACCTTGTAGACGACCACGCAATCGACTCGGTGGTTCTCCACATCGTCCAACAGTCGTTCAAGTGCCGGACGATCCATCGTTCCGCCCGAGAAGCCGCCGTCGTCGTAGCGCTGCGGCATGACGGCCCAACCTTCGTGCCGCTGGCTTATGATGAACGCTTCGGCGGCTTCGCGTTGGGCGTCCAGGCTGTTGAACTCCTGCTCCAAACCCTCCTCGGTGGATTTCCTGGTGTAGATTGCACAACGAACGCGCGGGGTGGTCGTGCTCTGTGTCTTGGTCATTGGCCGCACCTGCCGTTGTTCTTGTGCGATTCCTTCAGGCCGAAGAAGGCCCGGCCGTTCCAGTGAGTGCCGGTAATCGCTGTGGCGATGGCGGTGAGTGACTTGTAGCGTCGTCCGTCATACTCGAACCCGCCGTAAACCACGGTCACCTCATACGTTCTGCCGTTCCACTCACGCACCAGCCGCGTGCCCGCGACCGGCACACCGACCTTGCGCTTCCTCTCGGTGCGCCTTCCATCGAGGCTACCTCCGTTTTCGTCGAAGCCTTGGGCATCAAGGATTTCATCCATGGTCGTGCGCGCCCTGTCGGAAAGGCCACCGTAGGCTATCTCCTGGATGCGGTAGGCCAGGCGCTTGATGAGATACGGCCGGTTGCATGCCATTGGCTCCTTGCCGTGGAGCGTTCGCCAGAGTTGGCAAAGTTCCTCGTGGCTCAGGCCGTCGAGATCCGCGATCTGCTTCAAGACCGAATCGCCGGTTCTGGTACTTGTCGTCATTCATTACCCCCAGATAGCGCCTCCGAATGGGAACTACCGCTTGCCTCTCGCGACAGTGCGCATCTGCGCCAGGGTCTTGCCTCTGGTCATCTGAACGTGCGGTCGGTCCCTGAACTTCTTCCAGTCACCGCCCCACTCCAGGCCGCACTGTCTGGCGATACGTCCGAACGCATCCCACGGACCATTCCATGTGACCTTGCCGTCGATTATGAAGGCGTAGTCGGCGGCGAGGCCGAAGTTATGCCAACTGTACCCGCCGCGCGCGTTGGTCACAACGCTTCCGGGTGCGGTACGGCCCTTGGCATACAATCCGTTCTGGCTTTCGATGGACCTGTAGCCCCAGGTCAGAACGACCTTGATGCCGTGGTCGGCAAGCTTCTTCTCGAAGAGGTTGAGCCTCTTGGCGAACTCCGGGTCAAGCCCGACCCTTGATGCGCTCATCGGCTCTCTCCATTCGGAAGCGGTTTGTTGGTGCAATGAACGCTCTTTTCGACGAAAACATCAAGTCCTGGTTCGGAGAAAGAGCGGTCTTTCCTGATTCGGTTCATCTCGCGTTTCCTCCCGCGTAGTATTCCGGCGGCCAGAATCCCCGCCGCCTCGGTCATTCGGTCGCCGAATGTCAGCCAGTCAAGTGCTGTATTCACGTTCATCGGCACTCCTTTCCGCTGGTCTCGGTGCAAACACCCCACACTATGTATTTACAGGTAAACTCGAAAAGGCGGGCAACTTCTATGGGGGAATGTGCCTAACGCCTGATCACCGATCAGGGAACACTTGTTCGTTATGATGTGATTTGCCGTCCCCATTGCAACCGTGCGAGGGGCAAGGCGAAATATTCTTCAGGCTGGCGTTGACAATGTCTACGGACAGGCTTATAATGACTGTAGACATTGTCGACTCAAAGGAAGGTGTAAGCGATGGGTTTTGGAAAAAGGTTCCGACAGCTCAGACTAGACCGGAACATGAGCGTTCGAGAGGTGGCGTCGAAGGCGGGGATGGACTTTACGCTGTTGTCCAAAATGGAGCTTGAGATGAGGCCACCGCCCGAGATTCATTTCATTTTCGCGCTAGTCGATGCCCTAGAGATCGAGGACGCAAAGAAGCTGGAGGAGATAATGGAGGAATTGGTGACTCTTGCCACCGAGTCTCACGAAAGCGCGGGTCAGAGGCTTACAGAGGAGCAGCTTCAGAAGTTCAGGTGCTCGGAGTCTGCCAGGGTATTCATGCGCTTGAAGCCTAAGGGCAAGCGCGAAGGAGGGAAGTCCAAGTGAGAAATCCCTATTCGGGAAAGGACTGGTGGCGAAGGGTTCGACTGCCTCAGATCGAGGGACTGGCATCCGAACAGATTATGCGCTACGAGTCCAGAGTGTGCAAGATAGACACGCCCTGGATACCGGTTGACAAGTTCGTGGAGAATCTCTGGAAGTACGAGCTGCTCTACGACGATCCACAACGCCACGGGGCAGCCCCTGGAGCGTTAGCGGTACTCCGACCTGACCTCCAATTGGTAGTGGTAAGTGACCATCCTGCGGATCGGGCGCGGTTGGAGTGGAACGCTGCTCATGAAGGCGCACATATCGTGGTGCATGTGCCTCCTGCTAATGAACCGAGTCAGGGGAGCCTATCGTTTGGAAACGAAATCGAAGCTGGCACGGGGGAACGAGCCGTCTATTGCAGAGATAGAGCCTGTGGTTTCCTGGACGGCCCAGAGCAACCATACATGTATCGAGAAGCAGAGTATTTCGCCGGGTGCCTGCTCATGCCGAGGGAGCGATATGAGCCGCTCGCCAAGATGCGACTCATAGAAGCCTTAGAGGAGTGCATGAGTCGGGGAAGGATTGGCCTGCAAGATATTGAGTCGAGTGAAAGGCTTAGATCAGCCGTGTATACTCAGGCCGTTGAATTGGCTGTTGGCAGAATGGCAGAGGCCGACCTGAACGGCAGTGTGTCGAAGCAGGCGCAGAAGATCAGACTCTCCGGTGGCGAATTGGGCCTGATCCGTGAGACGGGCGAGACAGAACAGGCATCCGCATTCGGGGTCTACATGCGGAAGAGCTACGAGTTCAGCGGGCACCTGGTAGTTCTGGCATCTCGCGAACTGGATTTGGATTTCTCTCCCGAATGGCGGGGGACAGAGCTTACTTTGAGATAGGGAGGCAGTTATTTGGACGAAAGTAAAAAACAGACGACCTGCGAGCTCACTCGCGATGAGATGGCAGTGATTGCGAAGATCAGGGAAGCCGAGCACGGCACTGTAGAGGTGCAAGTCAAGAAAAGCGCGATAGTCAACATATCTATGCGCAGGACGTTCCTGCCTCCGAGCCTGGAGGAAACTCGGCAGAATTAGCGTGACAACCAGGTAACCACTCGTCGAAGGGAAGAACCCAGGCGAGCCGTCAAAAGGCATTCCAGAGTCCACGTATCTGACCAGAGGGAAGAACCCTCGGCAGCCCGACAAGAGGACTCCAGGGAATGTGTTTTGAGGGCTCGCCTCTTTTTTTGGAGCGCGGGATGACGGTCGGGCAGACACTCAAGTTGCAGACAAACAAGTCAGAAAGAATGATTACAGATGCAGAGTCCACGCTCATCCGCCTTATCCAGGAGATGCGCTTCGGCCGTATAGAGAATTTCCGGTTGGTCGATGGTGAGCCGATACTAGGTTCCGAGACGGAACTATGCACCGAGTACAAGCTCTCCGGTGTCGAGCAGCCCAGGGAGGTGATAACTGATAGAGAATTCCTGAACAAGCCGCAGGTCCGCACCATGTTCGAGCAATTTGAGCAGGTGCAGCACGGCACCGTAGATTATCTGGATGTGCGCGATGGTCTACCGTTCAAGTTGATGGTGAGGCACAGAGCGCTCAGCTAGACCCAGAACAACCTAATACCAATTGCACCGAGAATGACTGACCGCTAGGCGGAGGTCGTTGAGGGTGTCGCCTTGACAGGGATGATTCCAACCATCCCCGGCGATATCGCAACGCCTCCGCCTTTTTTCGTGTCCGGCGTGTGTGTTCAGGGTGACACCCTCAACGACCTTCTCCGCGGTCGAGGAGGAACAAGATGGGATCACCGGACACTGATGCGAACTACGACCGATTTGCCAGGGGGCATGTCAGAGGCAGAGTTGCCAAACTCGTGAGAACGCTAGGCTTGCCAGAGAGCGACCGCGACGATCTGGAACAAGAGGTGCTGGTATTTGTCTACCAGCGTCTGCGGCAGTTCAACCCGAGCTGCGGCTCTATCGAGGCATTCACAAACAAAGTGGTGACCAGCAAGGTATGCAATCTTGTTGACCAGCTGACCGCCAAGAAGAGGGACTTCAGACTGATAGACTTCTCTTTCGACGAAACAGTCCGGACTCTGGAGGGAGATTACGTCGACAGGAAAGAGCTGACAGACGCTCAGATTGTGATCCAGAACCGTGGAGACATCGAGAGCTATACACGCGACCAGATCGAACGCAAGGTGGACATGGATAGAATCATTGACAAGCTGCCTGCTGAGCTGGCTGACGTCTGCAATGCCTTGAAACGTGGCAATGCCACGGATGCGGCCAGGGAATTGGGCATCAGTCGTCGCGAGGTCACTAGGCGAATCAGCAAACTACGCAGCATCTTCGGGCAGTATTGGGCCGAGGCAGACCACCCAGAGTGATTTGCCCACTTTTTGGCGTTTGTCTGTAAGAACAAAGTGTAAGGTCATCTTCTCAAAGAGGGATGATCCCACTGGCGCGCCGAAGCAAACCGATCAATGACTTGGAGGAACCATGATTCGCACAGCATACAGGTTCAGCTTTGAACCCGAAGTCTCTATGGACGAGGTCGAAAAGGCCCTGGCATTGTCGACCATCGCCGTCGAGTCGATCCACGGCGAGCAGGCAATGATGATAGACGGCAAGTTTGCCGTGCTCAAGCGAGCCAGAGCGTGCCTGATAGACGCTGAGACCCAGCTCGGATGTGATCTCGCCAGAGTACTTGCCGGTTTCATGAGCACCAGTTCGGGCGGATGTTTCCGAACGGATATGGTCGAGTGCAAAGGGCAGCTCGGTGACATGCTTGATCTCTACGGAGCGTTCGTCTGATGGACCGCCTGCTTACCACCTACTCATTCTGGAACGCGTTCCGCAACTGCCGCAAAGCCTGCGAGTGGAGATATCTGAGGGAACTGGTCCCCATCGGTCGAGACCAGGCCCTCTTATTCGGGACGCTCATCCACACGTGCCTTGAGATGTGGCACGGCGGTGACGGTCTGGATTCCGTGCTCGACTTCCTCGACAGATCACTGCCGAACCGGGCGCAGGACGAATCGCGGAAGTCCGACTGGCACTTGGCGAGAGCAATGATGACCGGCTATGCCGCACGGTACGCAACTGAGGATTTCGATATCGTCGCTCTTGAGAAAACGTTCGAGGGCAAGATCATCAATCCCGCTACCGGAGCATGTTCCCGCAGCTTGACCATGGCCGGAAAGGTAGACGGCATAGTGCGGATGTGGGCAACTGGTGAGTACTACATCCTCGAGCACAAGACGGCCTCGCAAGTGGACGCCGACTATCTGGAACGCCTATGGACTGATCTCCAGATCACCCTGTATTCGCGCTACATCGAGCAGACGCTCGGTATTCGCATCGCTGGCGTCATCTACAACGTACTCGTAAAGGCCAAGCTCCAGCAGGGCAGGGGCGAGACCGAAGCCGAGTTCGAATCCCGCCGCGCGGATCTGCTGTCCAAATCCAAGACCGGCAAGTCTGCCGCCACGCGCAAGTTGCCGGAATCGGATGAGGCATTTCAGAACCGGCTCGCAGCCAAATACGCGGAGCCGGATATGTTCTGTCGAGAGGCGCTCTACGTCTCGCGCGACCAGTTCGACGCGATGAAGAGCGACATCTGGGAGCTTACACAGCAATTCCTGGACTGCAGACGGCGTGACGCGTTCTGCCGGAACACATCCTACTGCTTGGCGAACCACCGGACGTGCGCATACTTCCCGCTGTGTCGCTCGAACGGCAGCGAGAACGTGATCGCCAACTTCTATGAGCCGAAACCGCCGCACGAAGAACTGCGGACGGATTCCGAGATATCAACCGCCCATAAGGAGGCATTCTGATGCTACTTCCAACCCAGAAGACACCGCCAAAGCCAAACCTGGCTGACCTGACTGTCCTGGTCTACGGCGCGACAAAGATAGGCAAATCGACTTGGTGCTCGAACGCGGACCGTGCGGTGTTCCTCTCGACCGAGCCCGGACTGAACTCCCTGGAGGTATTCCAGGTTCCGATCCGGTCGTGGGACGAGCTGCTCGCCGCCTGCGGAGAGATAGCGGAGGGCAATCACGAGTTCAGGACCGTGATTCTCGACACCGTCGATAACGCCTATCGCATGTGCGCCGAGCACGTCTGCCGCAAGTTCAAGGTCGAGCACGAGTCCGATCTCGGCTACGGCAAGGGCTTCGCTCTCACCAACAACGAGTTCCAGCGCGTCCTGAACAAGCTTGCTTTCATGCCCTGCGGCCTGTATCTCATCTCCCATTCGCAGGAGGTAGAGATAGAGACCCGCACCGGCAAGTACAACAAGACTGTGCCGACACTGCCGGAGAAGGCCAGAAAGATCGTTCTCGGCTTAGTCGACATGGTCCTCTACTGCGACATCGAAACGGTGGCGGGGACCGAAGGCAGGACGGTCGCTCGGCGAGTCATGCGAACCAAGCCCAGCCTGAACTACGAGGCTGGGGACCGCACCGGCAAACTACCCGAAGTAATCGATCTCGACTACACCAAGTTCACCGAGGCGTTCAACGCCACGGCCGATACCAGAAAGACACCCAAGGAGGCAACCCGATGACCCAGGATTATGACACTACCGGCACGAGCGATCTTGACCTCGCTCAGTTTGATGATGACTTCGCTGAAGCGCCCGTCGAGGAGCGGGAGTTCGAAGACATACCCGACGGCAAGTATCAGGTGAACGTGGAGAAGGTCGAACTCACCCGCGCCCAGTCTTCCGGCAATCCGATGCTGAAGTGGACGCTCAAGATTCTCGGCCCACGGTTCGCCGGGCGTCTGCTCTGGCGCAACAGCGTGATGGCCAGCAAGGAGAACTTGAAGTGGCTCAAGACCGACCTGCACACCTGCGGACTGGACGTTGAGAAGCTCTCCGATCTACCGGCCAGACTCGGCGACCTGCTGGACGTGAAGCTTGAGGTGACCAAGCGCACCAAGGGCGAGAGCGAGAACATCTACTTCAACCGGCGGATAGTGGTTGAGGACTTGGCTCCCGAGGACGACTCGCTCGCCCCGTTCTAGATGGCCGAACTCGTCACAGTTGTAGTCGACACGCGCGAACAGGAGCCGTATTCGTTTCCTCCTCGGCGGTTCGTGATCGAGCGGCGTGCTCTACCGGCGGGTGATTACTCACTCGCCGGTCTGGAGCACGTAGTCGCTGTCGAGCGGAAGACGGCAGAGGACTTCGTCCACACGGTCATCCGCGACAGAGATCGGTTCCGCAGAGAGCTTCTGAAGCTTGCCGAATACGACCGCGCCTGCGTGGTAGTGGAAGCCGGGCTTGATGACTTGCTCAGCGGAGCCTATCGTTCCGGCGCGCATCCAAGTTCCGTCGTGGGAGCCGCGCTCTCGATCATCGTCGACTACGGCGTCCCTGTCTATTTCTGCTCCGACCGGCAGTGCGCGCGCCGGTTCGTTGAAGAGTATCTGCTGCGCTACCATCGGAGGGCTCAGGATTCATGCCAACAGCAACAACAGAACACACCCGACTCCGGGGAGAGGTCGAGCGGGTCTTCTTCTCATCCGCCAACTTCTCTGCCGGACGATTCATAACAGAGCGCGGCGACAGAATTCAGTTTGCAGGGAATGTCGTGGTGAGCGAAAACCAGCCGTTGGTGCTCCACGGCAAGTTCATCAAGCACCCCAAGTACGGCTTCCAGTTTGAGGTCGCGAGTATGGAGTTCGACCGGCAGATGGACGCCCGCGGGCTTGCCAACTACCTTGCGAACAACCCCGACATCAAGGGTATCGGCCCGGCAAAGGCCAGGGTCATCGCCGAGAGGTTCGGCAGTGACTTCGAGCGCAGTCTCACCGAGGAGCCGGAGAGGATTGCCGAGGTCGCCAAGGTGCCGCTCTCGGTCATCGAGTCGCTGCGAGATCACTGGCTCGAAACGAGCCATGTGAACCAGGCCATGACTTCGCTCTCGGCGTACGGGCTTACTCATCATCAGGTAACGAAGCTGGTGAAGAAGCTCGGCAACAATGCAGTCGGCATCATCGAACGCGATCCCTATGTCATCGTCGGGGAGATCGACGGCTTCGGATTCAAGCGGATCGACAAGATCGCTCGGCAGGTTGGCATCGCCAAGGACGAGCCAAGCCGCGTTCGCGCTGGGATTGTGTTCTGCGTCGATGATGCCCTGGATCAGGGTGACTGCTGGGTGGAATACGAGGACCTGCTGGGCCGGGCTAACGAACTTCTGGTGATGGACTGCCTGGACAGCCGGGAGCAAATCGAGAAGCACCTGGACAATCTGATCGATGAGAAAGCCCTGACCTGCTATTCCGCTGATAGCCGCTTCCTCGTGGCAAAGCCGTTCATCCGGAGGATGGAAGAGGACCTGGCGCGCGTGTTTGCCAGTGGCGTGAAGCCCAACCCGTGTCTTGGTGACAAGTCCGACCTGCAGACCGAGGTGAAGCGTATTGCGCCGCGCCTCAATCCCAAACAGCTTGACGCGGCCGTTAGCGCCGCCGCGTGTTCCATATCACTGATCTCCGGCGGTGCCGGATCCGGCAAGACATTCACCGTTGCCGCCATTACTCGGCTATGTGACGAGCATGACCTTCGCGTTGTTCTCTGCGCGCCGACCGGCAAGGCCGCAAAGCGAATGGAAGAGGCCACCGGGCGAGAAGCGTCAACGATCCATAGGCTGCTTGGTTTCAACGGCAAGACCTATGCGCGCGACTCGGAGAATCCTATCTCCGCCGACATGCTCATTGTCGACGAGGTCTCGATGGTTGATGTGGTTCTCGCTTGGCATCTCTTCCAGGCAATCGATCTTGACCGCACGGCCGTTGTACTCGTTGGCGACCACAATCAGCTTCCGCCTGTCGGCCCGGGCAACATCCTTCGAGACCTGATCGAGTCCAGAGTACTGCCGACAACAGTCCTCGACGATATAGTCAGACAGGCCGGTATCCTCAAAGAAAACAGTATCGCCATTCTGAGGGGCGAAGTGCCGAAGACCCCGCAGCGGGATACCTCAGCGCGGGGGGCGTGGTACGTCACCGACCAGCATACCGACGCGGAACGCGTCCAGCGGTTCGTCCTCGACCTGTTCGAGCACACGCTCAATGAGAAACTGGGCTTTGACATCCTGCGGGACGTGCAGCTTCTGACTCCAACGCACAAGGGCCCGCTCGGCACAGTCGAACTGAACACCAAGCTTCAGCGCCTCATCCAGCGGAAGCTGTGGAACTACGACGCGCCGCCCGTTCAGACAGGCAGGCGTCCGAAGCTGCTTGTCAACGACAAGGTCATCCAGACCCGGAACAACTACGACCTCGGGGTCATGAATGGCGCGATGGGGATCGTTCGTGGCGTTGGTCTTGATGGATCGCTAACCATCGAGTTCGAGGACAAGACGGTCCACATCGAGGCAGGGTCACCTCATCGCAACGATATCCAGCTTGCCTATGCGCTCACCATCCACAAGTCGCAGGGGTCGGAGTTTCCCTGTTCGGTGGTCATCGCACACAAGTCGCACTCGTTCATGCACCATCGGAACCTGCTCTACACCGGCGTGACGCGTGCATCTCAGACTGCCATCATCGTCGGCGACCATTGGGGCATTGCCAACTGTGCCAAGCGCGTGCAGGTGGATGCGCGAAAGACATTCCTGTCGCTGATGCTGCCGGGCCTGCCCACTGGTTCCCCGGAGGTGAAGCTTGAACGTTGATGAGATAGTCGCGCACTTTCCGGGCGCAAAACGGACACCCAACGGATGGCAATCCAAGTGCCCCGCCCATGAGGATAAGGTGGCATCGCTCTCCATCCACCAGGAAGAGGACGGCAAGGTTCTGCTGCACTGCCACGCCGGGTGCGAACCAGACGTTGTGCTGCGCGCGGCAGGTCTCAAGATATCCGACCTATTCCCCGACAGCGGGAAAGCGGCTCGGCACGGAATGAGTCGCGGTAACAGGAAGAGGAAGTCAGTCCCATCTGAGTCGATGATCGTTGCCGAATACGACTATCGGGACGAGGTGGGTAATGTCGTATACCAGGCCGTGCGGCTGGACCCGAAAGACTTCAGGTTCAGGCGGCGTGTCGTGACTCCGACCAGTGCGGGTTGGGTCTGGAACATGGAGGGCGTCCGCAAGGTCATCTACCGATTGCCTGAGGTGGCGGCGGCCATCAGTGACGGCAAGCCAGTCTTTGTCGTGGAAGGCGAGAAGGACGTCCACACGCTTGAGCGCCTGGGGCTTGTAGCCACGTGCAATCCTGGAGGCGCGGGCAAGTGGATTAAGGGATACGCGCCGTCTCTCAGAACGGCCGACGCCATCATCTTGCCTGATAACGATCCTCCAGGCCGAGATCACGCCGAGGCAGTTGCCAGAACTCTGCAGGGCCACGCCAAGCGGATTCGGGCAGTCAGGCTTCCTGATCTGCCTCCCAAGGGCGACGTAACCGATTGGGTCGAGGCTGGCGGCACGATAGATGAACTCTTGAAGCTTGTCGACGCCGCGATCGAGTGGGAACCGGCTCCCGAAGTCGATGTGACGCTCGGCATCGATGGCGAACCACTAAACGATCTCGGCAACGCACGTCGGCTGGTGAAGAGACACGGTGATTCGGTCCGGTTCTGCTACGACGCCGGCAAATGGTACAACTGGGACGGCAGGCGGTGGAGCAGAGATGAGACCGGCGAGATAGTCCGCAAAGCTAAGGAAGTCGTCGATGCGATGTATGCTCAGGGGCTTGCCGCGAAGAAGAAGGCGGAAGCCGAGGCCGACGACGAAGCTCTGGAAGCCGCCAAGACCTTCGAGCGCCACGCGATAACCTCCGGCAATCACCGGCGCATAATGGCGATGATCTCGCAGGCCGAATCCGAGCCGGGAGTCCCCATACTCGCGAACGAACTCGATAGGAACAACTGGCTCTTCAACTGTTCCAACGGCACGATTGACCTCGT